GCACGTTCGCGGCGTCGACAAGGCGCTCGTCGGTGTCGATCCAGAGCACCCAGTCCATAGTGCACGCGTCGAGGGTGGCGTTCCGGGCGGCGGCAAATCCCGCCTCTGTCGGCTTGGGGGCTGGCACTATTTTCGCGCCGTACTCAGCCAAAATCCGTCGCGCCTCCTCAGAACACCCCGTATCGCCTGCGACGATTTCGTCTGCAAGGTGCTTGATGCTCTCTAGGCACCATCGCAGGGTGTGCTCCGACCCCGGCCCTACCAGTAGGGACGCGGAGACGGTCTGCCGCGGCCGCTGGTGGCGCAGTTTCCTCTCGAGGTCAATTTTCCCGATCGGCTTGTGATCCGCGCGGTAGGTGATGATGTAAATGCCCAGAGGGTCGCCCATCAGGGGCGAGCGGCCGGCGGGCAGCGCCTCCAGGTTGATTTCCGGCTTTCGCCCTAACATGTCGCGCAGATCATGGAGGTCGTACTGCCAGATATGAGCCCGGTACGGGTAAGGGTTGTCATCGCGCCGGCCGGCGTATCCTGGAGTGTGGTACTCCCACGGGCCGTAGGGGGTTGTGAGGACTACAAGGCCGCCCGGCTTCACCCACCGCTCGATCCGCTCGAGAAACGCCCAAGGCTCCGGGACGTGCTCGATCACTTCCCCAGCGAACACCGCGTCGAACGGAGCCACGTCGGAGAGGTCGGCGGTATCGGTACCCACGCGAAACTCGATCCGATCGGGACGCGCGGCCTTCTCGGCGGCAATGCGACGTGCCAACTCGATGGAGTTCCGGTCGATGTCGATCCCCACGATGGAGGTGTTGGGCAGCGCGTTGCTGAGGAGAATGGTGTACGCCCCGTAGGCACACCCGACATCCAAAAGTTTCGCCGGCTGCTCGCGCGCCAAAATGTCCCGCACCGCGCGGAACCGCGTCTCGGATTCGGTCGCCTCCAGGGGGGGCGGCTGGTGAGTCTGCCCGATTGCCTCGTACTGCTCGCGATACGCCCCAGGGCCCACAAAGCCCCAATGCGAGTCGAGCAGGTCCTGCACCGGCTTCATGCGAGGCTCGTCCTTGTGCCGCGAAGCCAATTCGCGGGCGGCGATGATATCAGACTGCCGAATGAAATGCCACGCCAGCCGCACTGGATCGTCGTTGTGGCGGGCGATGTCCTCCTCGTACCAACGAAGCCACTGCTCGGCGACGCCCGACCAATCGAGCAACTCCGCCCGCTTCCTGCCTGCCCGGGACGCCTTAAACCACGCGATGTCGTCACGGACGTACCGTAGAACCGCCTCCACGAAAGCGTCCACGGCCTCCGGGCTCCATTCGGGGCCAGGGTCGGGAATGAGCGTCCCGGCCTCGGGCGCAATGGTCTCGGGCAGGGCTCCGCGGGCGGTTGTGACGATGGGCAGACCGCACGCTTGGGCCTCCATCGCTGAGATGCAACTGACCTCGGCGAACTCTGGCGCCACGGGCGATGGGGTGGGGTACACGTAGACCGACGCGCCCCAGTAGAGCAAGTACAGGTCTTGCTGCTTCAGGGCACCCATCCACTGCACCGCATCACCCAAGCGAGCGGCCAACTCTCTGCACCGGTCATAGAACGGCTGTAGGGTGGGCACAGGGTTGTCATAGCCGCACACCCACAAACGAGCGCGGGGCTCTTTTTCGAGAATCCTGGGCATAATGGTTCCCAGGAGCACGTCTAGACCGCGCTCGGGCCGAGCCGCGAACACCAACTGATATCGGTCGCGCGCCGAGACATTCGGTCGCGCCCTTTCGACGGTCTGCAGGTCCACTCCATTCCGCGTCACGGACAAGAGGGTGTCGGGAAAACCGTAGACCTCCTGATACTGGCGGCGCATGAAATCGCTTAGCACAAGAACGCGGTCCACGTTCCACGCAATGCCGCGAGCCGCCTGCGCCATGCGCCCGAGGGCGAGGTCGTGGCACCACCACCACGTCACCCGGCTCGCGAGGCGCGCCTGCAGAAGGTCGGGCACCCTCTGAACAATGGCCAGATCGTGAGGGACCATTGTGGCAAACGTGGTCCACTCGTCCAGGGGGGCATAGGTCACGCCATCATAGACCCCGGGCCGACCGCGCGAAAAGACGATCACCCTGTGCCCGGCCCTGGCAAGATGGCGCGCCACGTGAATGGCGGCGGTCTCTGACCCGCCGAGAGACCGCTCTTCTAGCGTCCTCCCGTCAAACGGCAGGCCCGGAATGGCAAGCGAAATTGTCAGACGAAGGCTCACAGCGCGCCGAGTTTGACGACCACCGTCAGGGTCACCGCCGCGGCCTGGGGAACGCCGCTCACGAAACGAACGTACGGGAACGCATCCACGCCACTGACGATCACCCCGCGCGACCCCGGTCCTATGGCAAGGGTGAGGTCCCCCGATCCATCGCTTTTGAGGACCCGCCGGAAATCCGCCGGTGAGTTGGTATGCGACACCTCAACAAACCACGCGGCGGATGTGACCGCGGGGAAGAGAACACCCAGCCGAAACGCGCCGAGGATGGCGACGGGATCACTCGTCGTCCCGGATAGGGGCACCGTGGCAGTGAGGATCGCGTTGGCGCGTGGCATAGCCTACCGCCTCCGCGCCGGCCGGCGCTCGGGGTCGACCGCCTGCTTGGCCACGTCGTCCACTGGGGCCACGAGGTCCTCCAAGCGGACATTGGCCGCTCGCGCGATCTGCAGGAGAGTCAGTTTGGGGTAGTCGACCACGTCGCCCTTCCGCCACTTGCCCACGTCGCGCAGGAACACCACTCGCATCCCGCACCCCCAAAACCCCGGGATGGGGCCTCACGGCGTCACCATCCCGGGGGAGGAATCACTGGCCCTAGATCGTGCTCAGGATACCGTAGATCAGGTCCTTCGCGACGATCTTCTCGTCGGACCAGTACTGCACCTGCACGACCTCGATGCCCACGCCAGGGTCGGGGTCGTCGTAGGTCAGCACCTGGAGCGGCGCGGGGAAGCCCTCAGGCCGCCAGACGAAGCGCAGAATCGGGGCCTTCGCCTCAAGGCTCACCACTCGCGGATCGATGTAGGCCAAGAGGCAGACATTGCCCCAGATGTTCGTTAGGCTGGCCGGCTGGCCCTCCTTCGCGACGTTCTTCCGGGCACGCCCGATGAGGACCTTGTCCACCTGCAGGGCGTTGGCGATCGCATCCTGGGGGAGCAGGCCGCCCTGGGTGTACTTGTACAGGTCGAGCAGGTCCGGGTGCCGCTGGAGCACCGAGAACGTGTCCTTGTCGAGGATCGCGACATTGGGCGACAGGCCCGTGCGGTCCTCGACGAACTTCCGCCCAATCCTGATGTTCTCCAGCGGGTCGCTGTTGACGTAGTCGGACCATTTCGCGGTCCCGGACAGCACAACGTAGGAGCCGAGGTTGGTCCCGCTCGTCAGGGCCGACCCCACTCGGTCCTCAAGCCCGCGCAGAAGAGCCTCTGTTACCAACAGCGTGGTGTTCTCTCTCAGGCGGATGGCCCGGTCGGCGTTGGACAGGTCCTCCTTCGCGATCTCGCCCGCCAGAGCGTAGCCCTTCACCGCATAGGCGTCGGTCGAGACGCGGAACTCGATGCGCGCCGGCCGAGTCTTTCGCGCACGCAGTGCGTTCGGCACGAGCAACCACTGGGCCGGGTCAAAGATGTAGTAGTTGCCCGTCTCAAAGTCGACCGTCACCTCAGGCGCGACCTGCGTGGCGATATACTGGTCCGACGCCGCGAACGCCTGAATGGCCACGTTCGCCAGCGGAATAGACGGGTGGATCGCCTGCCCGGTCGGGGTATCCTGATACCGCCGGACGCGCACCGTCCCGTCCGGACCCAGCGCGAACGTCCTGATTGCGTCAGCCTCTCGAATCGCCATTGGTGCTCCCTCCTAGAACCCGATGCGCAACGGCCGGAACACTTCGGCCGTGATGATCTGGCCGGCCGCCGACGCCGCCTCGAGGGCGCGTCCGATGACAACCTGGCCGCTCGCCACGGCCACGGCGCGACCCTGCCCGTCCGTGGTGAACAGGGCGCCCGCCGACAACGCACCGCCCGCCACGACCTTCGTCTTGCCCAGCAAAGCGACGGTGGCGTTCTCACCAGCGTTCGGTCGCGACTGCAACACGCCCCAGTTCGCGGTGTCCACTGCGCTCGACGCGACGTTGATGGCGCGGTCGCCCACCAACCGAACAATCCGGTACTGGTGGGTCCGCAGGTCAGCAACGGCCTGTGCTGTCTCGAGCCACTGCCAGCCGAACTCTGCCATTGGTGTGTCCCTCCTACTCGACGCCCGCCACGGCCGCCTTCAGGGCCGGGTCGGCGTCCAGAACTGCCCGCAGGGCCCGAGCGTAGTCAACGCCCTTCTCGGCGGCGTACTGCCGGGCTCGGCGGTCGGCCTCCGCTTCCGCGACCGCCCGGTCCATGGTCCGCGACTGTGCCCCGGCAACTGCGCGCTCGCCGAACAGTTTCACCACATCGGCGTTCAGCGCGGCGACCAACTCGTCCACGGCCCTCTCCTGGTCCAAAGTGGTCACCTGCTGGTATAGCCGCTCCACGAGCGGCCGGTATCGGGGCACAATCACGCTGGCCACCTTCTGCGCGATGCGTTCGCGGCGCCGCTCCTCTTCAAGCGCCTTGACCTTCGAGGCGTATGCCTCGGCTTCGGCCTTTAGGCGCGCGACCTGCTCGCGAAGCGCTCGCACCTCGGCATACACCGCCGGCGTCTCGCTTGCCTGCGCGGTCTTGACCTCAGCCCTGTCGGGCTCCTGCGTCTTGGTTTCGCTCACCTTGATTTCGCTTGCCACTTTCGCTTCCTCCCTCTGAGCCAACTGGCCCGCGCCCTTGCACTGCTGTTCGAGCCAGTTGCAGAATGCCGCCGCATCGTCGGGCTCAAAGTCGCCCGGCGGGTCGTCCATGCACCTGGTGCGGAACCCTTCATCGGGCCCGTACTTCGCGCACAGCGCGTCGCGCAGTTCCGGCGTGAACAGGTACGACTGCTTCTCCTCATCCCACGGGAATTTCACGGCACTGTAGCCGTGCTCGCGCATTTTCTGGGCGCACGATGGGCATACCCGCTCCATCTGCTCCAGTGTGATCACAACATCCGGATGCCCTGGCATTGTCAACCTCCACGTGTAAACTCGAGGCTGCGCACCTGCCCCCAGTGTAATCGCCTCAAACGCTGGACGCAAGTCCACGGCGGGCAGGTGGGCGCCCAGAAGAGCAACCGCCTGCAACACCCGGCGGTACTTTTTGCCGTCGCGCTCAACATCCCACAGAATCTCTGCTGAGACCTGGGGGTAGTGGAGGTTTCGGATGGCCTCGGCGACCTCGCGGGGCACCCGCAGGGTCGCATAAAGCACCTCGCCCCGGCGCCGCAGGTCGGTCACCACCCCATACGCCGGTGCGTCTGGTTCGTCGACATGCCCAATTTTCACAACTGGCTTGATGGGCAGGGCGCGAAAAGCGCGCACCATCTCGTCGAGGTCGTCAACAGAGTAGGTGTCGCCGTTCCACGTGCCCGCCCGGAAAACCTCTATGGGGCCAATGTCGACGAGGTCGCCCTGCTGAGATCGGCGCGCCTTCGCCGCCTCAATCGCGCGCAGTTGGGCCAGGGCGTCCTCGCGAGTGTCATGGCAACCCAGGGTTTTGGTGCGCGATTCGTCGACCACGCACCACTGGTCGCCGCGCCTTTCGATGTAGTAGACACGAGCCCGCCTCACGGGCTCATGTTAGCAGGTTGACAAGGAGGGGCGTCAAGGGCGTGAGGCGGTTAGCGCTCCTTCGCGGGGTCGGCGTCCTTGATCTCCAGGGCGAGGGCGTTGACCAAACTCAGGGCCCGCTTTCTGAACTCTGGATCTTCTGACAGCGCCTCTAGGGCGTCGGACAGTTTGTTCAACGCGCGCATCGCCCCGAAATACAGGGCGTCCACGCGCCGCTCTAGTCGGTCTAACCGGGTGAAAATACCCGGGGCAGGCTTAGGCACAGCCTTGGGCTTCGTCAACTGAGACCACCTCTTCCGCTAAGAGACCCCCGACCACGGGAGGACTGGTATCCCGTAGGCCTCACTCACCGGACCAATCGCCGCGTTCAGGGCGTCGATCAGCCCCGTGACGTTGGTGACCACCCCGGTGACCCGGCTGCGCCCTATGGGCTGGGTGTATGCCTCCCACACCGCGCGAGTTACTCGGTTGACTGGGTACCCATGGATCGTCTTGATGGGCAACCCGGCGACATTCACCAGGAGACCATCCCGCAAGGCCTGAGCGTCGGTATAAATCGAGATCGGCTCGCCAAAAACCTCGCGGATCATGACTCGCACACCCCCTTAGCGCAGAAGTGAAACTAAGCCGTATGCGGCCAGCGCCACAACTGAGGCGACCAGCACGATCCAGGGAACAACCTGCCAAAGGAAAGCCTTCAACTGCTCCGGGGTCACGGCTTGGCACCTCCCGGGGGAAACAACCGGTTCATGAGGTGCAGCATGTTGGGCTCGTGCGTACCGCAGAGTCGGTTCAACTTCTCCAACGCATAATTTGCCGGCATCGGGTCTCCTAGCC